GGTACATATTCATTGGCTTTGCGTTGCGCCAGTTCGGCTGCAATTTCACTGTACGGTGTCATTATTTTACCCCTTGTAGGCTGTCCATTGATTGGTCAAAGCAAAGATACTTTCTTCGACTTTTTTCTCTTTGTCAGCAACAGCTTTTTTCATTGGTTCTTTTTTGTCGCCGTCTTTGTCTATGTCTAAAAAGTCTGGCTTCTTGGCTTCTTGGATGCCAGCAATGTCACGCATGCGGCTCAACATCTCTTCAAAACTTTCGTCAAGTTTTTCTTCCGCATCTTCCGCATCTTCTACATCTTCTTCCGCATCTTCTTTCATGGTGCGTTCCCATGGCTTGAGATTGTCTTGTTGAACACCGGCCATTTCCATCATTCTACGAAGAGCTTCATCTTCTTCGTATGTTGCCTGACGGTTTTCTTGGCTGGCAATCACAGGTATAGTGGTTTGACCGGTTGACTTGGGACCATTCAAGCCACCAGAGTATTGTAGTGCATCATCACTGGTTTCTTGGTCTGTAGGCCAGTCTGGATTGTTTTCAGCTAGGGCTTCGTCAATATCACCGCAACCGCAGTCACTCATGCCACAACTGGAACATGACTCTTCGCCATGTTCATCACCGTGACCCATTTCTTGCCCCATGGACTCGCCACCGCCTAAGCCTGCATTTTTTAACAAGCCAGCCAGTTTGAGTGCATCTTCGTCTGTGGCAGTAATAGTCAAGCTCTTACCGCCTTCGGTAGAGTCGCTCATGTTCACGCTCATTGACTCAGCAATCATGTTTTCCAGTTCACGATTCATTGAATCGTAAATGCCTTTTCCATATGAGAAGCCGCTCGATGCAGTTGGAGTTTCGGCTCCGCCTTGCTCTTTGACTTTTTTAGGCTTGTCTTCTTTTTTGTCTTTCTTTTCGTCGTACTCAATGTCCTTGGCAACTCGCTTGCCGGCCTTTTCGGCCTTGGCATCTTCTGACCCACGCTTTTTACCGTGGATGCCATCTTTTTTCTTTTCGTCGTACTCGATATCTTTGGTAACTTTCTTGCCGGCTTTCTCAGCACGACTGTCACGACGGTTGGTTGACTCTTCGCCCATGGCCATTTCTTCATCGCCTGCTTGATTCTGCATGTAGTCGTCTACCGCAGTCATCATGCTTTCAATCTTGGCCAGTTTGGATTGCACCCATTCTGGCAAATTGTCGTTGTCGCCCAAGATCTTTTCCAAGGCCTGTGCATGACGCACCACAGTCTTGATACTGTCTTTTGCCATGTCGCCTTCTTGATCATATTCGCCTTTTTCTGCTGGGTCAAAGTCGTTTTCTTTAGTCATCAGTTTAGACTTGCCTGATGGTCCTTTGGCACCCATTTTGCTGCCTGTGCCTGATGGACGTCCACGACCACGTTTTTGTGGTTCAGCATCAGACGCATCATCAGCGCCTACTGAATGGCCTTGGTCATCTACTCTACGAGTTACTTTACGACCTGTAGCTGTATGCTCAATGTCATGCTTGTGACCACGATCAACTGTGCCAACTTTAGGAGCATCAACACGAGGACGTTTGTGTGCTGTGAATGCATTATCAGTGCTATCTTCGTCGGCCACTTGCTTATTGCCGCCTTTGCGCAACATGGCAAAGTCGTTGGCATCTAGTTTGCCGTTTTTGTTCATGTCAATTTTCTTTTGCTTGGGGCTCAATGCATTTTTAATAGCTTCAGCAGCTACATCGCCTATGCGTTCGTCAACTTCTTTTTTAGCGCCAGCAATCTTATCAGCAAATGTAATCTTGTCTGCCGGAGGGGCTAGTTTGGCAAATGACTTTTGCTTGGGTGTCATTGGAGCACCGGCTTCCATTGGACCGTAGTCTTCTGTGGCACCTGGCTTCTTGCCTGTTTGTGGCATGCCCATTTTCTTTTGCAAGTCTTTGCGCATGGCTTCGTCATCGCCGTGGCCTAATTTCTCAAGGCCTTTTCTTGCCATATCTTTAGCCAAGTGGCCTACTAATTTAGCTTTGTCTTTAATGCTTTCTTCAACTGGTTCGTCATACTTGTCATATTTTTTGCGAACAGGATCCAATGCTTTACCTTCACGTCCAGCTTTGGCCAATGCTTCCATGCCTTTTTTGCCGTACTTTTCATAGCCCTTGGCAGCACGGCTCATGTCGCGCTCATTCAATTGCTTGTGTGTGGTCTCTGGCTTCTCACGAATGGAATCCAGCTTTTTGTTTAAGTCGTAAAAAAATGTCATTTCATTATCCTCTTGGGTTGGCGCCGGTTGCAGGCTTGGGTTGACGCTTGATATTGGTCATAGGGCTTTTGTTGCCCTGGGGAAGTTGGTTAGTGGTCTTGGCAGGAGGTGTCCGGCCACCGGCCACTGTGAAATCACTGCGGTAAGCATTCTTCAACACAGCATGATCGTACGGACCAGTTGAGTAGTCTTTTTTCAGTGCTCGTTGTTCAGCATCAGGAGCAGGGTAATCTGTGTCTGCCAACAGGTCTTTGTTTTCAGATTCAATTTTGTCCATCTCATCAACAAGTCCATCCACGTGTGGCTGTGTTTGCATCACAATAAGATTGGGATCACCACCTAGCATCTGAAACAACTGTTTGATCTGCGGTTCAATGGCAGGATACTTGAAACTCACATCAAACATTGTCACAGCGTCATTCTGGTTGTTTGGAAAGTCTGTGAGGATCTTTTGTATGGGAGTGGTCTTGGCATCACCCATCCGGGCTGGATCAAATTGGTCCAGTTTTGATTTGAGTTGACGCACAAGATCGTCTGGAATGCGACCACACATTTTGATACGATAGTCGTATGTGCGTTCACTTTCTGCTAGATATTTGGCAAATGGTTTCATGTCAGGTTCCTGTGATATATTTATTCTTTTTGAGCATTTTGATTCTTGCCCAGAATTCTTTCCAGCAGTTCATTGCGGCTGAGTACATGGCCTTGACCTTGCTGTGCGGCTGCGCCTTCGGGGTCTTTGTCTAGTTGTTGCTGATCCAATCGCACCTTTTTCATCTGCAAGTCAATCATCTTGAGTTTTTTGTCCAGCTTGGCTGTTTTGGCTGTGATAGCATGGCCCAGCATGTTTGATGCCACACCAAATATTTCACTGGCAAATCTTGAGTCTACCTGCATGCCAAGATCCATTAGGTCTTTATAGCTGGAAGTAGCTAGTCCGGCCAGTTCGTCCATTTCCTGATCAGTAGATTCCAGGCCGCGCACAGCCGGCAAGGCAGCATCTATCTTGTCGATAGCAGCGTCTAGTGTTTGGATTGCGGTGCGGTTTTCTGCTATTGAGGGAACAGCAGCATCCACTTCTTCAATGGTGGGTGGTAAATCAAAAAGTTCTTCAAGTTTACGGGTCATGCCATATTTAGTGGCTATGCTTTACCGTTCTTAAACATATCGTCTTCTGTGATCACTCTAAAAGTCAGGCCTTGATTTCTGCACCATTTGGTAGCAGCGTCCCATTTGGCATAGTTTACAGCTACCACAGCACGGTCTCTGGGCTTTTGGCCTTCTGTTATGGCGCTTTGGCCTTTGGGTTTGATTTCAATTAACTCTGCTCGAAGTGTATTGTCGCGAGTTTTGTAGGTGATTAAAAAGTCTGGCACATAGGTGGTCATTTTGCCAGTTAATGGGTGCAGGTAAGGTATGCGGATGCTTTCACTGGCCCATTGCATGATGTTGTCATTGGTGTCGCAAAAACGCATGAACGAATGTTCCCACCCTGAACGATATCTGGGCATGCCTTGGCCCACATATTTTTTAGGATTGATAACTTGATATTGACCCTGTGCCCACTTGCTCATTGTAGCACTGTTCTAGCAGCATAGAAGTTGGGCACTGGTTGCACATTCACCCCCAGCAGTGTAGCTCTGCTACGAATATTGTTTAGGTAATAGGCCATGTTGAGATTGATGGTCATTATATTAGTGCCTTGAAAGCTATCTAATAGAGTAAGTGCAGGAATGTTTGTTTGCTCGGCTACCTGAAACAAACTCACAGTAAAGTTGCCTGCTACTCTGGCATCGCCCATTTGTTGTTTGAAAAAACTCAACACAATATCATACTCAGCTGCTGGCACGTTGGCCTCATACTGATAAAACCTATCAAAAATTCTTACAGTTTGATCAAGATTGGTGTTGGTGTAATTTACTGAGCCTGTAGACATTATACTCCGCCTCCGCCTGCTAAAATCTCAGCAGCACCCGGAGTATTATAGGCTCGAGTAATTGCCCGTTGAGTTGACTGTACAGGAAACGCCCAGCCATCAGCTCGGTTGATAACTGACCTAACAGCATTGGCACCGTTTTGACTGATAGCTTGTTTGCCTAGTGATACAGCTTCGCTTTGAACAATTGATCGCAAATTCTTACCTTTGAATGTGTTGTATGCCGCGCCGGCTTTTTGTGCAGCACCAATAAGTCCTGCCACTGATCCTGATTCCAAATCTGCCATGATACCTTCTCCGGTGGATAGCAAACCGCCTTGACCAAAGACAGTAGCAGTAGATCCAGCACGAGCCAATGGGCTTGGTGTTTCGTCGTAATGTGCAGTATCTGGCCAGCGAATATTAGTATCTGGTTTGCCAAGGCCGCCGTTGAGATATTTTACAGTTTCGTAGCGTATGGTCATGCTGTGTTGCATGGTGCCATTGCCTTGAGAGTAATCGTATGTATCATGATTCCATGCAGTGATCAACGGATTGATCAAGATGTATCTAGCATACTTGTGTTGATCAAATCCGATGATTTGTATGTCTTTGAAGAATGGGGGTTTGCCACTGGCTGTTTGTGTGCCATCCATGAAGTTTTCGCCAATGTATCCCCAGTCGCTCACACTGCCCACACGATTTTGTTCATAAATGTCTCGGCTGTTATAACTGAATCCATTTGTTTTGGTAGCATTTAGGCCGACTGTGCCATAAGAAGTAGGCGCATTGCTGATGTATTGCTGTGCTGGATCTTTGTAGTAGTAAGAATAATACTGATACCACATCTCACGAATGTTGTCACCACCGTCATCATGGAACGTGATGTTTACAGGTTCGTAGTTGATTTTGGTTTGCACAAGGCGTTTGCGATTGTATTGATTTAATGTAGCAACGTCAATATTGTATTTGGGCAAGTCAACAGTTTTTACAGCCAAGCTCAATGTTGAAATTTGCGTCGCTGAAAATATTTTGGAATTTTGTAGTGCCTTTATGTCTTCTACATTCAATGTAAATTGAACATGGAATAAAAATTTAAATCTGGGTTTAAGTTCGTAGGCGTTGGTGCGAAAAGTTTTGCTTGCGTGAGTGTAGTCACGCAAGCTATTTGTCGCAGTAAACCCTTTAAGAAAGTCCTGGCCGAAGCTAGACATTGATTAGACCTTAGGGTGCTGTACCAATACCAGTTACAACATCGTTCACGGTACGACCAATAACAGCACCAATACCGCCACCACCTTGGTTGCCTTGGTTGGCGTTGTCATAAGAGATATTCATGGTAATTGACACTGCTTCGTTAGTACCATAAGCCATTGGGCCGTAGTCAGCACTCACTATATAGCAACCATACAGTTCCCATGACTCCAATACCACCGGTTCGTTAGCACCGTTGCCGCCGTCAAGCATTTCTAACTTGGTCAAGAACTTGTAATCAATACCCGATGCAGCTGAACTCATTTCCAAGAAGTCCATTTGTTTCTGGATCTGTTCACCAATTAATTTGGACACATTACCTGATGCATCATCGCGGATCTCAACAGCAACGTCTGCCCAACTATGACGCCCAGCCAACTTCAATGTTGAATTATAAATTGGTAACGTGATTGCTTCAAACGTCAGATTAGGTCGAGCAAAGCTCACTACTTGCTTGGTTAACTCTGTTGTTGGTGTTGAAACTCCCAAATTCTCAAACATCACTCTAAAGCGATATCTAAGTTTTGGCATTAACAGACCTTGGGTGCTCGAGCTTTGATC